TTGATATGGTCGTAAGCCTAATCAATGCAATCTATTTACTGCAGCATGATGTCATCTTTAATCCTGATGCTGATTGGGGCGCACAAGTCATTTAAGGAGGTGAGATTGTGGGATTAATTAGAGAGTGGCGTGAATGGCGTGATTATAAACGTATTCAGGAATATCGCGAGAGTGGTATGGATGAATTGTTGCTGCAAGCAGGGTTAGCAAATGCAGTTTTAACTAACGAAGAAGCCCTTAGTATTCCTAGTGTTGGAACCTGTGTAGATTTAATTTCGGGCCTTATTGCAACACTACCTATCAAATTGTACAAAGAAAACAGCGGTAAAGTTGAAGAAATAGAAGAAGATAGACGCATCATTTTGCTTAATGACGAGACACATGACACGTTAGACGGCTTCCAATTTAAAAAAGCTTTAGTAACGGATTATCTATTGGAAGGTGCAGGGTACGCGTATATCAACAGAAAAAGAAATGAAGTTGAAAGTCTTCATTATGTTGAGAATCGAAATGTATCGGTGTTAGTTGGTGTTGATCCGATATTTAAAAGCTATGATATTTCTGTTAATGGTGTGAACTATCGGGAATTTGAGTTTATTAAAATTGCTCGAAATTCCAAAGATGGGGTAACAGGTAGTGGAATTATAAAGGATCACAATAAAATTTTATCAGTTGCGTACAATACGCTTGTTTTTGAGGACTCACTTGTTAAAACTGGCGGTAATAAAAAAGGTTTCCTAAAGTCATTGGGCCGATTGTCAAAGGATGCAATCAAGGAATTGAAAGAAGCCTGGAACAATTTATACAAGAACAATACAGAGAATATTGTTGTATTAAATAATGGCTTAGATTTCAAAGAGGCGTCGAGTACATCGGTTGAAATGCAGCTGAACGAAAACAAAAAGACCAATTCAAGCGAAATAAATAAACTCTTTAAAGTACCTGATAGCATTTTGGATGGCTCCGCCAATGAAGAAGTGCATACAAACTTTATTAAAAATTGCATACTGCCGATTATTCGAGCAATTGAAACGGCATTGAACAAGGACTTGCTTCTTCCATCGGAAAAAGAGCAGTCTTTTTATTTTGCCTTCGATATGAAAGAGCTAGTCAAAGGTGACATCGAAAAACGCTATAAAGCTTATGAAATTGCGTTAAAAAATGGATGGCTACAGATAGATGAAGTTCGCTATTTAGAAGATCATTCTCCACTTGGTTTAGATTTCATTAAGTTAGGCTTACAAGATGTCTTGTATGATCCAAAAACAAAAACCATTCATTGGGATGAATTGCGTAAACGTGGCTTTCAATTTTCAGGTTTTGTGGTCGCGCGTACAACCGTTAAAAAAACCTTTAACGGTTTCTTTGGC